GTTTCTGGGTCACTAAATAAACTATAATCGGCTCCAAAAAGATTATTTTTAAACTTTGATTCAAACTGATATATTATTGGTGTAGTTTCGCTTGAGTTTTCGAAAAATCCAGCAGGAATTGTATAATCATAACTATTTGATTCATAACTTTCTGTAGTGACTAATGCTGAATCTTCATTTCCGTCAGAATTATTATTATTTGATCCACTAACTGTAAAGGTTTCTATTTCAGTAAAGTTAGTCTGACCATCATATTTGTATTTTATTCTAAATAGAATTTCTCTTAGATATACAGCATAATTTTTATTAATATTAGTATCTGTTGTTTCTCCTAATATTAAATCTTCTTTATCACCTCCATATGTTGCCATAGTTATACTAAACTTATTGTGACTAGTCATTTTTACAGATTCAATACTGGGCGTTTGAGGTTCTTTTACTGATACTACATTACTTATAGTAGTTGTTCCAAAATTATTATTAGAAGCATTTTTATAACTAATTCTGAAAGAATGATATTGTTTAAATTGATTGTTACTAGCATCCAAAAATTCATTGTTAAGTTTTATATAATAATAATACTTAGTAGCGGTATCAGCATCTGTAATAGCTCTGTGGTCATTTAATCTAGTAATAGGATGAATACCATCAGTTATAGTAGTTAATGACCCTAAACTTCCGCTATACGCAATTTGAGTTTCATTTTTAAAGTAAATTTTCTTTACATTAGTCCAATCACTTTCTGATGGAGTATTAGTATTAGTATTGGCATATTCTAATTTAACACCAACTAAATTAATAGTAGTATTAAAATCTCCAAAACTAGTAGTTTGTTTTGGGTCTTTAACTATTAATTCTATTACTGTATTTCCATTTCCAACATTCATATCCGTGATATCTAAATCATTAAAAGCTAAATTTAAAGAAAGATCTATAGGTTTAGTTGGGGGAGTTACATTTTGAAAATTCAATATATTATTATTATTATCTTTAGTTAATGTCATTACATTAAAATCATTTTCAGTCATTCCTCCGGTTTTATTATATTGATTTTCTAGCCAAACTTTTATTTCATAACCGGCAGTTGATGGATTTATTTCTTTATTAGTTTCTCCATTAATTCCGCTAACACGTTTTGGATTACTATTAATATTTGTTTCTATAACTGTGTTATTAGGTGTATTTCCTTCAGAATATAATACAATCGAATTAGCCATATCAATTAATTCATATACCTTTGAATGTCTTCCTATTGAGTGTCTTGTTCCAAAATAAGGAGATATACTAGTATTCATAGGAGGAATAGGATGATTCTTTAAACATATAACATATCCTCCTGTTAATCCTTCGACATTTTGAGATATAGGAGAACGTTCTGTTCCCCATTGTTCATATAACCCAGTTTCTAAATTCTTTATTTGTATCATTATTCTATTTACAACTGGAAAGTAGATATTGCCAACGCTATTTACAGTAGATGATAATTCACCATTAGCCGCATCATTATAAGAATCATTTAAATTTGATACACCACTTGGATATTGTCGTGGATTCGTCCAATTAAGAGTAATCGAACTAGGCGTTATGTCAAAAAAAAAAAATAATGGAGAGGGGGGTTGTCCTTCTAAATTTTCAGCAAAAAATGAATATCCTAATGGTCTAAATGCTACTTCTCCATTTAATGGATTTCCGCTTAAATCATCTTGTTTAGAATTTACTGCTCCATAAAATTTATTTTTGCTAGCATCATATATTATATCACCTTCTTTACCTGAACCAGAACCTGCGGTTGGATAAAGTATATTTTCTGATAAATCAGCGTCAGATGGAATGACAGTGACACCACTACCTCCACCTCCTCCGCTAGTTATAGTTTCTATTTTTAATTTTTGATCATTAGCTGTATTATCTAATGTTAATTTTATATTATTTCCTGCTATTATTTTAAGGTCTTCTTCACCTGATGGCGTTATACTAGCACTGCCTTCTATAGTTCCTCCATCTGCTACAGCTTCTAGTGTTTTCCAATGACTTCCTAATCCAACAGTGACATTACTACTATCTACTTGAGAAACTGTAAATCCAGCATTTTTATCAAATGTTATAGAAGTTATACCAGTTCTTACAGAATGTTCTTGAGATCCATCTACTGAACCTATTATTGATAAATTATTTTGTTTTCCATCTAATGTATTATTTAAATTCACATTACTTATATCTCCATAAATCCAAATATTATTTAAACTTATATCACTAGAATTTATTATTTTATCTTGTTTACCACTTTGTAAATTAGAAATATTATTTTGATTAATTTCGATATTTGTTTGATTAACTCCAACATAGTTAGTAGATAAATCAGATATAGAATTAGTAATCGCGGTAACATCATTACTATCAGATAACGCATTAGATAAATCTCGTAATGTATCTAACATACCGGGCATACTACTTATTCTACTATCTACTTCAGATGCTACATAGTTTTCTGTTGCTATTTTTTTAGTATTTAATTTTGGAGTTCCAGTAAATACTGGATTATTAATTGGTGCTTTAGTATTTAAACTAGATTCTACATTAACATTATTTACTAATATAGTTGATGCATTTAAAGAATCTAATGTTATTGATTTATTATTAATAATATTTTCTATAGTAGAATTATTCCATTTACTAGTAGTATTATTCCATTTTAATAAATCTAAATCCTTTTTATTATTTAAATATACATCAGTTAAATGTTCAACATTGAAAGTATTAGGTAATCTAAAATTAACTAAAATCCATTTTCCATCATTATTTCCTTCAGTTTTTTCTACTATAATAAGTATATCTCCTGAACTTATATCTTTACCTTTAATATAAACTTGTTCTGGATAAGCTGGGTCAGGATTTCCTATTTTTACATTTCTATGACAAACTACATAATGACCATTACTTATATCATTTATAGAGGTATATAATGTATTTAATTCTTGGGCATTGGTATTTTCATTAACATTAGTTGGATTAAAATTTCCTTTAAAGCTTAATCCTGTAAAAGGCATATCTTCTGGGTCTATACCAGTTGGACCAGCTTCTATAACTTTTTTCACTGTAGGCACGCCATCTACTTCACGTTCTGTTTCCATATTTCCGTTGCTTCCTACTTGCATTTTCAAATTAGAACCTAAACTAATAGAATTACTACTTACAAATAATTCTTGTATATATGCTTTTCTAAATGCATTATTAGAATCTCCTATATCTACTCCTATATTTTCATCTATCGCACTATTTAATTCATTAGCAATATTAGGCATAATTCCTGATGTTTTTATTTGATTAACACTTAAATTATTAAAAGAAACATCACTATTAACACCGCTAATATCTCCAAATACATCTAAATTATTTAAAGATATATCTGTTGTTTTGTCTATATTTATCCCAGCTTCAAATTCAGAATCTCCTTCGAAAATTTTTCCAGTAAATCTTAAATTTTTAACATAAATATCAGTAAATTTATTTGTAGAATTACCTAATGAATAATTCTCATCGCTATTTGGAACTATATTTCCAGTTACTTCAACATTACTTTGTAATTCTATTGTTCCTGAGCCTTGACAATTTATTTCTATATCTCCATCTCCAGTAGTTATTACTTGTAATACATTTTCTGAAGTAAGTTGTAATGCCCCTGTTCCTCTACTTCCTAGATTTACATGCTGTCCAGAATCACCATAGATATTTATAGTTTGATCTTGAGTTTCTACTAATTTTGTTCCATCAACATATAATGAATTTCCACTTAAATATAATTCTTTTAATGGATGAGATGGTGAACCTAAACTATAAACATTAGCTACATCAGGAACTATATCTCCACGAAGTATTATATTAGATACATCTATAGTATTAAAACTAGAATCTATTCCGCTGAAATTATTACTAGATGATACATACATAGAATTTCCCATATAATTATGACTTGCACATACATAATATAACTTTCTAGGAGTATTTTCAGTAACTGTTATTGTTATATAAGATTCTACATTACTCGATCCTTGACCTGTATTATCTAAATTATGTTTTACTACGCCATCTGTATATTCATAATTAGAATTACTAGCTTCTTGTGTTTGAAGTCTAAATGGATGAGCACTAATACTAGAATGAGACAAATCAAACTTATATGTTATACCCGGAACTAATTCTAGTATAGGTGCTTCTATTCCATTAAAAAAATAACTTAAATTAGATCCTTCTCCATTACGAGGATGATTGCTAGTTTTACTATCAACTGTAACTGATATAACTCTTTCTTCTAGCGATTTATAATTTTCATTTACTATTATAGTTTCTTCATTGTCATCAAAATCTTCTTCCATATCAAACAAATCATTTACTGAAGACATAGACATTCCTATATCTCTAGCATAAGATTTCCAATCATTTAATGTAAAATCTTCTATATTACTTCTACCTCTAGATGTTTTAGCATTATCTATATCAAAAGAATTGTGTTCTTCTAACTTTTTTGGAATTTTACTTCTTTTTCTTTTTCTAAATTCCATTTTTCCATTTCTAATAGAAACTTTATGATCATCGCCTATCCATAATGAATTATCACTTAAAAATAAATGACGTATCTTATGTTCTGCACTACCCAAATCATACTGTGCATTAACACTTGGAAGTATATGACCATTCATTATTCCACTATTAAATTCTAATTTATTAAAACTTACATCATTTCCACATATATCACCATAAACATTTAAATTTTTTAATGATACATCTACTGTATTATTTATATTATTTTGTTTTTCTGACTGTAAAACAAAAATATTATCCCTATTTACTTTAATAAAATTTACCGATAAATCTAGTATATTTGCATCTACGTTATTGGATAAATCATTTAAACTAGCATCGACTCTATTTGATAAATTTGTTATTGTATTTGTTACTCCAGCTGCATAATTATTATCATCTCCTATAGCTTCAGCTAATTCATTTAATGTATTTAATGCATCTGGAGCTCCATCTACTAAATTATTTATTTGTGTAGTAACATATTCTTGTGTAGCCAATTCTTTTGTATTTAATTTTGGTGTTCCAGTAAATACAGGATTGTTAATAGGTGCTTTTAAAGATAGTGTTGTTATAATTAAAGCATAATTACCCATTTTTGGATGAGATTGACATTGATAAAATAATTTACTAGGAGTTGAATCTGTTATTGTTATTTCAACATAAGCATCACTACTTCCTGCCGTTCCACTAGTAGTTACATTTGTAGTGTATGATATATTTTTATCTACATCTTCATAAAATGCTATAGGATGACTACTATTAGTGCTATCAGATTGGTCAAATCTATAGGTTTTTCCAGAAATAAACATTAAAACTGGAGATTCTTCACCATTTATTAAATATCCTAACCCAGAACCATCACCATAATAAGGATGTAAAGAACTTTTATTAGATCTCGTTACTATATAAGTAATTTTATCTAACTTTTCTATATTATGAGTATTTATTTCTTGTTTAGAATCTAAAACAGTTTTTAAATCTATATTATTTAATATAACTGTATTTGTTTGAACATTATTAAAACTTGCATCATTTCCTGATATATCTCCATCTTTTAATAAAATATTTTCAATAGAGACACCAGATGGATCTGTATTTTTATTTATAGTATCTATACTTAATGTTCCATTCAAAGTTAAATCTCCTGAATCTCCATCTGCTAAAAATGTAACATTATTGTTATTATCTTTTAATTCTAGATCTGTAAAACTTCCTTGTGCTGATCCACTAATAACATTTTTAGTGCCAATATTAAAATTACTAGCGCTTATTGTAGAATGATTACCACCAGATACATTTCCATTCCATAATTTAACTCCTCCTACCGTAACGCCAGATGGATCTGTATTTTTATTTATAGTATCTATACTTAATGTTCCAGTTATCTGCACATTACCGGTTTGTCCATACGCTAAAAATCCAACATTACCATGATTTTTTATTTCTAAATCAGTAAAACTTCCTTGTGCTGATCCACTAATAACATTTTTAGTTCCAATATTAAAATTACTAGCACTTATTGTAGAATGATTACCTCCAGATACATTTCCATTCCATAATTTTACTCCTCCTACCGTAACGCCAGATGGATCTAGATATTTATTTATAGTATCTACTTTTAAATTTTGAGAAATATCTACTATATTTACATAAAGATTATTCCTTATTTTTACATTACCACTAATATCTAATTTCTCAGTAGGAGTTGTTAATCCAATACCTACTCTACCTCCAGAATTATCAGTAGATAAATATAAATTTGCACTATTATCTTGTATATATAATTCACTCCAATCTTGCATTGAATGATTTCTAGAAGCTATTATTGATTTACTATTAATATTACCGCAAATTATACCTTTATTATTATTTCCAAAATATGCACTATTTAAAAAAGACATTATTATATATATATATAATAATATCTAAAAAAATTATTTATAATCCACCATCATCTAACCTCTGTTGAAGGTTAGATATAATATTTTGTAAATTGGAAATAGTATTTTCTAAAGTGGATATTTTTTCTCTATCTGAGTTACCACTTCCACCGCTGGTGCTTAATCCTATTGATTTTATTTCCATAAGCGGTCTTGTAAAAACATCATTGTTACCGTCCCAATTTGCCGAATATAATTTTATTTTATTTAAATAAACACATACATCTATTTTTAATTCTTTATTACTGTTCCAACTTTTAAATAATCCATTAGATATATCGTCTTCAGATAATGTAGGATCTACCATTAATATATATTTTAATTCTACTGTTCCACTTCTAACATGATTTGATATACATTTTCTTTGACACGATACTTCTTGTCCATCTATAAAAAATCTAAACCATAAACTAGAACCACCATAACCTTGTGTATTTACTTCAGTTATACTAAAATTATAACTATAAATTATTTGTTTCGTATCTACGGGAGGTTTATATTGAATATTACTTCCAGTTATTTCTTCAAATATACTATTATCATTATACCATTCTATTTCCCATTGACTACTTGATATATCTTTTGGATTTATTTCTTGTATATTGGAAACATTAGGCAATGTATAATCTCCACTTTCAGCATTTATTGATTTACCATTACATATTCCAATAATTACTTCTGTTATTTGCTGTTTTTTTATTTGATTAACTATTCCTGGTTCCCACATATTTTTATCTGAATTCCATAAAAGAGATCTACCATGTTCTAATGTATTCACATTAAAAGATATATCACTTAAATCTGATGCGCTAGTTGTTGAATAATCTATATTTCCATTTTTTATATTCGATATTGCACTTTCTAGATCAAATCCATTTAAATTAATAGTAGAAGTTTCTATATTATTAAAACTTACATCATTACCACATAAGTCTCCATAAACATCTAAATTTTTTAATGATATATCCATTGTATTATTTATATTATCTTGTTTTTCTGACTGTAAAGCAGAAATATTATCTCTATTTACCTTAATAAAATTTACTGATAAATCATTTAAACTAGCATCTACTCTATTTGATAAATTTGTTATTGTATTTGTTACTCCAGCTGCATAATTATTATCATCTCCTATAGCTGCAGCTAATTCATTTAATGTATTTAATGCATCTGGAGCTCCATCTACTAAATTATTTATTTGTGTAGTAACATATTCTTGTGTAGCCAATTCTTTTGTATTTAATTTTGGACTTCCTGTAAAAACCGGATCAGTAAACATAGTGCTCTTTGATTCATTAGTTACATTATCCAAATTAAGATCTATTTTTACTTCATTATAAGTCATTCCTATCAATCCAGTTGAACTAAATTTTGCGTAATCATTAACAGATGCTGTATCATGCATCTTTACTGTATTATCATCTGAAATACCAAAAGTTAAATTATTTTGCTTTGAATTTTGTAAATTATCTAAGGTAGTTTGTAAATCATTACTTCCTAATTTAATTGTAGTTGATTCTATATTATTAAAACTAGCATCATTGCATTGTAAATGTGAACCAACATCAACATTTTTAAAATTAACATTAACATATGCACCTGACATATCTCCTAATAATTTTACTTCAGTTCTATTATCACCACCATCTACATTACCATTATTACCAGCTGCTAAATCTGCTATCTGATCATCACTTAATGCTAGATTAAAAAGTCTTATTTCATCTAGAAGACCGCTATTCCAATAATCTGAACCGCCATCTCCTAATTGTCCTTCTGGAGCACCTCTAGCTAAAAATCTAGTGGATGGTTTTGTAGTAGTTAATTCAATATATATATGATGCCAATCCCCTTCTTTACCTGTTTCTATATTATATATAGTTGTTCCTGGATTTCCAGTAATTATTGTTTGATTTACTCCATTTATTGCCCATTTATTTACTTTTTCATCTGAAGCAGAGCCTATATTTAATTGAAACGTATTAGTATTATGATTACTATCTATATGTGGATATACGTTTTGTGTATTACTAGGCCACCATATTCTTTGATAATTTCCACCAGATGTATCCGGTTTATACCAAAAACTTATGGCTTTCATATTTTCAGATATATTATTACTATCTATATCAAAATATCCCCATCCGGTTGATGATCCTCTAAGAGCCGTGCCTCCCGAATATCCCGATCCTACTTCTCTAGAAAATAAAGTAGATATTGTCCCATTAACATTAGAATCTTCAAAATCTTCATATAAAATTTCACTCGTTAATGGTATTGAACTTCCTAACTTTTTAAATGATATGCCATCTGATATATTAGTTACGTCCATATTATTAAAACTTACATCTTGTCCTATCATATTTCCATTTAAATTTATAGTATTTATATCTAAATTACTATTTGATGCTGTTATATCTCCCGATACTTTTAAATTATTCAAATTAATATCGGTTGACGATATTATATTATCTTGTTTTGTATTTTGTAAATTTGTTATATTATCACTATTAATTTTTACATAATTTTCTGATAAATCAATTATTCTATTGTCTACATTATTAGATATATCTATCACAGTTGAATTTAGATTTTGTGATAGATCTGCCATAGTTAAATCTAAATTTTGTGATATATCTGACATTCTTAAATCTAAATTTTGTGATAAATCACTTAATCTATTATTTAAATTATTAGATATATCTAACATTGTTGAATCTATGTTTTGAGACATATCTAATATAGCTAAATCTAGATTCTCCGATAGATCTGAAAGATTTGTTTCTATATTAATTAATCCAAACATTGTTATTGCAGCTAAATCATTTATATTTTTTGTTAATGAATCGTTCAATGAAATTATATTATTTTTATTTTGTGTTATTATATTATTTGATATATCTGTTATCGCATTTGTTACGAACTCTGTAGTTGCAATTTGACTAGTATTTGTATTTAATGCTGCGGTTGGTGCATTTATAATTCCTACTAAATTATTTATACTTACATTATTAAAACTAGCATCTTGTCCACTTAAATCACTTAGTAATTCTAATTTATTAAATGATAAATCAGTTGATGTTTCTATACGAGGTTCTTTTTGAGCTATTAAATCTATTATAGTTGTTGATAAATTACTATCTTGTGCTAAAGCATTTGATAAATCTGTCAAAGTCTCTAAAGAATTAGGCGATAAGTTTACTAAATCTTCAAATCTATCTTTTACATATTTTGTTGTAGCTATTTGTTCATTATATGTGCTTAATGATGCCGTAGGCGCTGTTGGAACTCCTGTAAATTCAGGACTATTAATTGGTGCTTTATTATTTAATGAATTATTGATTTCTGTATCTAATATTTCTAAACCTTTCTTTCCAATATATTTACAAAATGTTAAATATGGAGGATTATCCTTATCTATTAGATGTTCTGTAATATTTCCTAAATTTGGAAAATAAATTATTCCATTTTTAACATCAAACTGCCAATCTCCTCCATGATAACCATTAAATATAAATTCATTTAAACTAGAAAATAATTCTACTATATATGGACTATGTAATATTCCATTTTCATCAGTATATCTATTTTTACTAGATGATAAAGAATCTTTTAATACATTATTACCCGATATATCTAATTTATAAAATGATCTACCTTCACTATTAGGAACTATCTCTAATTTTAATTTTGTTATTTTTACAATTATACCACTAGAATCTTCTAAAATACTAGAATTAGAATTATATTCATAAAAATCATTATCATTTAAACTTAAATATGAACTATTCTTACTTTCATTAAAAATTGGATTCGTAGGTATTGTTTTTAAAAATATATCTTCTCCTAAATGATAATTTGAAAATGATATGGTATCTTCATTATAATATTCTTTATTTTTATTTGTATTTGGAAATCCTAAATAATTCTTAAATAATATATTTATCTTTTCTTCTACATCTAAAGAATTAGACATGAAAAAAATATATAATTTAAAAAAATATTATATATTTTTATTAAAAACGTATTAATTTATTTTATTTATTAGGCTTATGGATTATAGCCATCTTTTAATCCTATTACTAGATAAGCATCTCTTGCCTGATCTCCTGGAAATTTCACTGCATTCAAAGGACCACAACCATGAAGATTACTACTTAGTAAATCACTAAAATTGGATTCTGCTGATTGTTTGTACCAATTTTCAAGGTTATGATTTTTGGAACAATTTCCAATACGAAGTTTGTTTGCGTCAGTTCCGTTTCTGAACAATATAAAAGCTATACCTTTTGTTCCATCTCTCTCGAATAAATTGTTAGAATCTACAGCATTTGGAATTCCAAGAGTGGAACTAATCATATTACTAACATTTATACCGGTTGCTGCTTCTGTTGCATTAGCTGGAGTCGTAAATTTATGAACAACCCATCTATAACCACTATGTGAGTTATATGTAAATTCATTGCTTGTTGCATCAATATCACTGTGTTGATTAGTATCTTTATCTGAATTCCATCTATAAGTAGTTACATTAGGATAAGCTTGCTGTGCATTAGTTTGGAATTTTCCATTAAGCCATAATAACATTTTATCTCTAACAGATTGGGCATCAGCTGTGCTTGAGAAATCATATGCTGTGGCAGTTATACTACTCCATGAAGTTAATGTATCAGTAGTTTCAGTGCCAGTAACATCCAAGTCTCCAAAACTAGTGCCATCATCCGGTGGTGATTTGTCTTTTTTGAAAAAGTAAGAGGCGGTGCTAGGAGCACTTGTGCTTAATCTTAAGAAATTTGTAGCAAGAGTTTTTGTGTTAGCAGTGCCATTTCCCTTAAGATTTTTGGGTGTTACAGATAATACAAGTTGTTTATCACCAACCGGAGTTCTATTTGGGTCGGTGCCCCAATCAGCTACTGCTCCGCTATTTTTATCAGAATAATGTATTGCAGACATAGTGGCTCCTGCAAAAACTCCTGAATTTTTAGTCATTGTTTTTGTTACAGCAACATCGCCGTAATTTGTAAATTTATAGTCTCTATTTGCGGCTGTGTTAGCAATACCGAAATTGGACTGCAACTTACCGGCGAAACTGTTTCCAAGAGATGCAGCTATTCTATTAGAATGCACTAATTTATGAGTAGAACATAATTTGTCAAGTGCAACCTCTAATGTCATATCAACTTCATTTACAGATGGAAGACCTCCAACACGAGTTATACTCTTAACAAATATACCATTATCAGTAGTTGAAACATCGGCGGTAGGATCATCAGTCAAATTATCTCTGAAGAATTTTACAGTGCTTGTTTCTGCTGCTGTTTGGTCTTGATTATTTCTAGTTAAGGTGTATGTCAAAGTATATGCTTGATCATCCGCAACTACGCTACGAGCAGTCAATTCAGTGCCATTAATAGTAGTGTTTAATGGAAGTTTAGATACAATTCTAAATCCTCTGTTATTAGTTCCTGCGTATGGATCTTTTGTTTCACCGGCTGCGGGTGCAGTGCAATAGGCAGTATTTATAGTAGGGGCAGTGATGGTTGCCTCATCTCCGGGACTAGATGTATCAAATCCATTAAATTGGGCAATATTAGCTTCATCTGCAGTTGCACCAATATTTCCTCCAGTAAATCCGGCCTTAACAACAACAACGTCACTTTTACCATCTAATGATTTTCCTAAGCGAGAACCAGCCTTACTAGCATCATCATTTGTACCATCTATCGCAACAACACTTGAGCTTGCTTTTGATACCTCAATATCATTATCAGTTACGAAACTACCTAATACTAAATTATCGGATGTTTGTCTCAAATAACGATGATTTCCTGAAAATGCGCCAGTATTACCAGCTGCTGTTGGATCTAATATACTATCTGAAGCACCATCCAAACTTAATGATATTAAGTTAGCATCACTTTCAGATTGATCATCACTAGATTTAGGAGCTGATGTATATTTATCTAGCACGCCGACATCTGTCTTAGCAGTTCCGAAGCTAGGATTAATATCGTTTTTCATAGCTACAGAATTCATTTTATACTGGACTCCTGCCGATAAATCATTAATAGTAGCGTTAGTTATTGTGTCATCATCCTGAGATTCGTTTGCATTAACAGGATCTACTTCAGTGCGCTGTGTTTCTGCACTAACTGATGCACTTCTTACTGAAGCTTCTTCAGTATATTTATATTGAACCTCAGTAACTTTAGCGGTTGATCCGGGCACTCCCTCTTCACTCTCATCAATTACAATACTATCTAATTGTAAGTTATGAGTGCCTCCATTAACATCACTGGAATCGACAGTAGCAGCGTTAGATGTAGTGTCTTTAACAGTTGGTGCAGCAGCGGCAGCAAAAGAAAGATCTTTAAATACAAGAGCTCTGTCTTCTTTAGTTGGGAAATTTTCAGAAAAGTTAACACCATAAATACGAACATCAAATTTATGTCCATCATTAGGGAAATCTTTACCTAATATGTTATGCAATGGAGTATTATTTGATGCATCTGGTGATACTTTACCTAGAATTAATGTTCTGAATTTTTGAGTATCATAATCTTCATTATTTGCTAATACTAAGTTTCCGCTACTATCTAGACGATTAGAACCATCGTTAAGTTGAACAGTAGCAATAGATCCATCAAGGGGAACCCATTTTCCTGAATCTCCAGTCATATAAGCACTGGCTTGTTCACCATTAGTATAAGTTATATTACTAGGAACACCAGAAATATCGATGTGAATCTGATGAATATAAGGAAGTTTTGATGCTTTAATACCATAATTTGCTACTTCTTCAACATTTTCTGAGCCATTTGAAGGTGCTGCACTAGTAACAGCATCATTAGTTGCGCTCATATGTGCGCGGAGACCCATATTAGCTTTAACATTAGAATGAACAGCGCGAATACTGTTGTAGGACCATTTCAATGTAATAGCTCCTGCTTTTTCATCGTGATCAGTTTCTTGAAATTTACCTGGCTGCTGAGTCTGAATTTCGAATAATTTTTGCATATTAGCATTTACAGCCAAACCATCAAGGTTATCAGATAAATCTTGAATCTTTCTAAGAACAGAAAATGGTGAATTACCACTTGGATCAGTAGCAGGATCACCAAGAACATTTGCAATTTCTTCTAATGTATCTAATGTATCTGGAGCATTAGCAATTAAGTTGTTAATAGCTCTTTTTACGAATTTAGTAGTTGCGGCTGCATCAGCATCCGAATCTACAGCAAGAGTTGGCATATACAAAACACCGTTCATACTCATATCACCGTGAAGCGAAAGATTGGTATTATTGTTGAAAGAAACATCAGTTCCAGAGAAACCAGTTCCTTGTGCGGTTTGATCATTTGTATCGTAGTTGTAACCGATTGCTACATTACCACTTCCATCAAAAACCATATTAAGACTTCCGTCAACGAAGACACGAAGACGTCTATCTTGTCCATCACTAGTAGGACCGTGTGCAGCAGTTATTTTAGTCTCTCCGTCAATGTCAGTAACGCCACCCAATCCCTGCCAAGCTTGACTACTAAATCCTTCAAATTGTTTAGTAGTAGTATTATAACGCAAAGCACCTTGTGCATTATAATCAGTATTACCATCTGTCCAAGGTCTCTGTGCTGTAGTTCCCTTAGGAAGCACAATAGCACCAGATCCATCAGCAAATCTATTTGCGCAAAGATCTAATAATATACCTGCAGATAAATCTGCGAAATTAGAACCAATAGCAACTTTGTTGGTCTGGATTCTATTTACAGAAATATCAGTAAATGTGTTATTACCATCTGCACTAGCTGATATAACGTTAGCAATACCTTTTACGCCATTATATTTGCTGAAACTAATTAGTGGGGGCTTTCCATCTAAACGAACAGCAATTAATCCTTTATTACCATCAGGTTTTGTTGATTCTATATCAGTAAAATTTATTACACCGTTTTTTACATCAACTATAAAGTTACCTCCTACTTCTCCCGGTATAATAGCACTGTCTGCGTTACCAGTTGTATCAAATAACTCATATCCGTATGGTTGCTCAAGACTATCATTACTGTCAAAGTATTGTTCTACATTGGCTTGAATAGTATCATGAAGAACATTTTTATTAGGATCTGCAGTTCCATCAGATGCTCTTCCTGGAATAATATAAGATTGGGGAACATTTATTGTTCCACCTGATCCGTTAGGACAAACTACTTCACTACCAGTAACAGCAGTAGTTGGAACATTCTCATATTTTAAAATAACTCCGGTAGTATCTTCAAATACTTTTATATTTGGATAATTAACAGCGTCAATTAAAGTATCTGGAAGATTTATTTTTTCTTTTAACTCAGCACTTGCGCTACCGGCATCATTTGAACCATGATAAATTAAAGTAAAACTTACTGATTCGCCAGCAGGTATAGGATTAATAAAAACATCAGCACCATTTAAATAATTATTTGAAGTACCTTTGCTGGTTTCATTATAATATGCTTTTCCTTGTAATGTATTTGGGAAACCCAAATAATTTTTAAACAAGAAATCTACTTTTTCTTTAATATTCAAATCGGTTGAAACAACCGATGGGGTATCATTTGCGGTGGCCATTATAGTTATATATAAGAAAATAATTTTTCAGTAAAATATTTTTTTATTAAAAATATTTTACATTATGATTATGATATTTTTAAATTATAATATATATATATTATTGGTTATAGTAATTAATTATTTAAATTAATAGAATTTTTAAATGCAATAAATATATATACATCGTCTTCTCCTAAATTAATTTCTAAATTAGGCCCCCATTCTGTTGAACTTTTATCTGCTAGAGTTCCATATTTATATGAACTAGAACCATTAAATAAATCATTTAAACTTAAATTAGATGATCTGTTATACCAAATATTACTAGCATTAAAATAAGAATGTAATGTTCCTACTCTAACGTTATTATTTACTTCTTGTTTTATAAAACCTAAAATATCAGAATCATTAGAATCTTTTAATTTATTACAGTTTTGACTAGTTATATTAAAATTATTTAAAAAAGATGGAATATCTATAATTGTTATATTTACGCCACCAGCTGAATAAGTTACAGAATCATTAGATACGCTAGCTTTAAATACTATCCATTTATATCCACTATTATCACTTGTAACTGAACCCAATAAATCATATGATTTATTATATCCATTATATGAAGTTAATATTGCATTTTGTTGACTATCGCTTGATAAGTTCCAGTCATATTCATTTACTATTGGATAACTTTGTGCTGCATTAGTTTTAAATCCTCCATTTATATATAATAAAGTCCAATCTTTTACTACAGTATTATGATTTAATGTATTAACATCTACTGATCCTGCATTTGTATTAAATACAGTAATATCATCAATTTCAAATATATTAGTTAAATCTAATTTAGCATTAGTTATCTTATTTCCACTCTTATTAAAACTATTATAATCACAATAATAATTTATAGTATAATTGTTAGCTTCTGTATATTCTGAATTAAGATTATAACTTTGTTCAGTTATTTCTATAGAATCAGATGGACTGTTATCACTAGTAGTAGGAAGTCCTATAGATTGTTTAAAAAACATATTTTTAAATCTATTTGATGTTTTACTATCTATTTCATCTGAAGAAAATTCATATATTCCATTTTCACTTATATCGCTTCTTTCAATATTTATTTTTCCTTGAAAACTAGCCGAACTCCTATTTGTTTTAGTTATATTACTAATTAATCCTACGGTTATTCCTGCAGGAGCGCTAGTATGATATCTACAAAATCTATATTCAGAATTAATATTTTTATATATTCTTGAAAATGATATATCAAATTCTTGAACACTAGGAATACCCATACAATATACAACTGATTGTATATAAGTTTCTGTCCCTACTCTATCTATTTCTGGATCACCTGTTAAATCATCTATATATATATTTAAACTTTTATTTATTGTATTTCCTCCTAACTCTGAAAGCTTATTATAATTATATGTTACGTTGAATATTACATTACTAGGATCTCCTATATTATTATAAGGAATATCATTTATTTTTAATGTTCCATTTAATCTAAATCCTTTTGCATTATTATTTGAATTATAGGGATCCGTTGTAGTAGGCATATCAAAATAATTAAATGTATTACTATTATAATCTTCTCTTAAAGGACTAACATTAAATCCTCCATAAACTAATTCTTGATATTTATTCCCACTTATCTCTATATTTATATTTACTAAATTTTCACTATTATCTATAAATTTTCCATAACCTACATTCTCTGATTGCTGAGTATTTGAATAGGGTTTACTTATTTCAAATGTTCTGGTATTATTAGTTAAATTTAATTTATTATAATTTGAATTTGATTTATTTAACCATATGATTGAAGAATTATTTAAATTTGTTGGCCAAGTTCCATCTGGTGTTGATACTTTATAAATATAATCATTAACATTAAACCAACTAGCCGAAAAACTAGATGAATTTAAACCAGGTGGAAGACGAGTAATTTCAGAAACTTGAACATCACAACTTTCAGAATAAACAGTATTTGTTGTTAAATCGTTTCTAACTGATGAAAAATAAGTGTATTTAGTTCCATATCTCAATCCAGATAAATTTATATTAAAATTAGTATTTTTATTTACACTATTAATAGATTGATTAACTTGTAAATATTCAATTGGATTGGGTATTGGTGTTCCAAGTATATCTGAAGTTTTAGTTTCAATAGGATAATAAGTGCTAGATGCATCTATTATTACGGCTTCGGAGTCGGAAACTCCGTTTTCAGTTTCATCTACTTTTACTACAAATCCTATATTAGTTCCTGAATTAATGAGATTTTCAGAAACAAATAATAATTTTGATGGTGGATTAGCTTGTGCAAAAGATAAATCTGTAAAATATAATGCTCTATCTTCTATAGTGGGATAATTTTCAGCATGGTTTATTCCATATACTCTTACGTCAAATGAATCTAATTTACTTAGTATATTATTTATCTGATTAGAATTTGATTGGGTTAATATAGTTTTTTCAAATGTCACTGTTTTATATATATTTTGATCATAGATTTCAGATTCTGAAAATGTTTTAGGCCATATATCTCTACTATATTCAAGCCATTTATTACTATCCATATCATAAATCTGGTTTCCTGTAGTTATATTTCCCGATATCTCGATTACTAATTTATCTATAAAAGGTAATAATTTTTTTTTAGTTTGTTGCTGAAATGCTAATTTAGCTAATACATCTTGGTATGTTTTTGCAACTATATCATCAAAATGCCAATTTATACTTACTGAACCAGATGTTGAAGTGATACCATTTTCTGTGAAAATAGCAGGTTGCTGTGTTAATAATTCATATAATACTTGTTTACGGTTATTTAAAAATTTACTGCTTTCACTAATGCTAATTGCATTATTTAATGCATTTGATAAATCAGTTATTTGTTGTCCTAAATCTAAATCTCGTTGATAATCACTTTCTACTCCTAATCTATCATAGTAAATTTTATTATAAGTCCATATAGTATTTTGAACATATCCTTTATTAGTTAATAAATTTTCTGATAAATCCGCGCCAGCTATATATGTTAATTTTAAATTATCTATATTGTTAAGTTGTTGATATTCTGGTTGTATAGATAATACTTTAATCTGAGAAATATCTAATGAATCTGAAAAAAGTTTTATCTCATCTAAAGTTCCAGTTCCGAAATTAGTTCCTTCAAATGAAAGTATTTCTATTGTTCTAAAATAACTATCTGCTTCAACATACCAATGATGCCATCCAGAACAATCAGTTTCTTTTAATGTGGGAGTAATTTCTCTATTACTATTTCCAATAGATGGTCCTATAGATAATTCCTCTCCATCAAAATATATTTTTGAAACATTTTGTCCAAATAATGTTATTTCATCTTCTCCAGTTTCTACATATAATTGAACAGAAAACAAACTCATCATCGATAAACTTCCAGAACTAAATAAAAATTTACCTTCTTCGCAAGTAAAATCTTTCATCCAAAAACTTATAGATTTACATTGAGTTTGTGTTAATAAATCAGATTCTATATCTAATTTAAATATTGGTTCACTTCCATCACTTTTTTTACCATATAAAAAATTATTTACTCCTACATCATACTGTCCATTACTTTGATTTAATCCAGCGTGTTGTTGATCATTAAATGATTCGTGATAATAATGTTGTAATGTGTTAAAAATATTTAAAGATACATCACTCATCGATAAATCTAATAGCATTAATAACTTTCCATCTTTAGGTATTAATTCACTAATATTAACAGTTTGATCTCCATCTTTTATTGTAAAATGATCTTTATTATAATTTTCATTAAATTCTAACTGATTATTGAATGTTAATTCTATTAAAGAATTACTTATTAATGATATGTCTGTAATTTTTTCAGTTCCCGTAGTAGTTCCACCACCGGTTGAAGATATTACATTTCCTACTATACTTATATTTTGACCTGCTATTAGATTTGAACCTACATTATCTCTTAAATTTACAAAATTATCCCATCTTACTGCCGCTGAAGAGATATCTTGATGGTCTTCTGGTAAATCATCGCAAGGGTCAGGAGGCGGATTAATTATACCATATATATTGCTTGATGTTAATAAGAGCCCTGACATCTTATAATAATTAAACAGAATATTTTTTTAATAAAATATTTTATTTATGTTTTAATTTTTATAATAGTATCTTTTCTTTTTAAAATATATTTTGTAATATTGTTTTTTATTAATTTATTTAAACTTTTTTCTTCTTTATTTTTATTTACATATCTAACTTTATCTAAACACTTTTCATTTTTCTCTAATTCAACTTTTAATGTGTAAATATCGTTATAATGTTTTATTAAAGCTTTGTCTACTGATATACTTACATTAGGTATCTGACTTAACATTATTTCATCTATATTTTCTATTGTAATATTGTTCTTTTTTTCTCTTTTTATAACATCTACATATTCTTTTACTTCTGTATTTGATATATCATAATAATTTTTTTTATTTTTACTTCTAATTAGTTTATCTGTTATTCTTAAAATAAATTCTCCTGTTTCTGCTAAAGTTAATGTTCTCATAATTGAAAATCCACTAAAATATAACAAACTAAATAAACTTACATACAATGTTTCTGGTTTTATATTAGTAAATGAATTAGACCACATTGTTATATCTCCTTCTATTAAATATATAATATTATGATTATGTAAATTTGTATTATTTAATCTAAAAGATTGTTCTTTATATCTCCCGTCTCTTATTGAACTAGCTAGATCATTTAATGTTTTCCTTTCAATTATTAACAACTCTTCATTATTTTTTTTTACTATTATATCGCCCAATGGTAAGTTTTCTATTTTTATTTCTATGTTTTTATATTCATATAAATCTAACTGACTTTTCATTAATTTAATCAACTTTTTTTCTCTATAATCAATGATTATTTCCATTAATAATGATACTATTTTTTTTACTTTTAAATTATTTATAAATAATATTTAAAAGTAAAATTATAATTATAATTATTATGAATTTAGATAAAGAAATTATTCAAGATGGCGACGTTAGTAAAAATAATGATGAATTAATATTTAATCCATACAATCCAAATAATGTAGAAATAACAGAAGCAGATGCTTCTCTTATTTTAAAAAAATATGGTGTTCCAGATAGTTTTCATAATTTTAAATTATATAAACGTGCCTTTATTCATAGATCTTACTGTAAAAGACCTAAGTTAGAAAATATTGAAAATGGAATTACTATAGTTGATAAACCTAATGACTGTTTGCCTTTAAAAACTAAATCGAATGAAAGACTTGAATACTTGGGTGATGGTGTTTTGGAGTGCATTACAAAATATTATCTGTATAGGAGATTTCCTAAGGAGAATGAAGGATTTCTAACTGAAAAAAAAATTGCATTAGTTAAAAATGAATCTATTGGAAAAATGGCATATGAAATGGGATTAAATAAATGGTATATTATGTCAGGAAATGCAGAAGAAAAAAAAACTAGGACTAATTTAAAAAAATTAGGTTGTTTATTTGAAGCTTTTCTTGGTGCTTTGTTTTTAGATTTTAATAAAATTTCTATTAAAGATGAAGATTCTTGGTTTGAAAATGTATTTATAACTGGACCAGGCTTTCAAATTGCTCAAAAATTTGTTGAAAATGTATTTGATAAACACGTAGATTGGACTGAACTTCTATCTAAAAATGATAATTATAAAAATATTTTACAGGTTAAACTACAAAAAGCATTTCAAGTTACACCAATTTATAGAGAAATTCAGGATTGGGATGAAGAAAATGGATATCATATGGGAGTTTTCTTATGTATTGGTTATAATTATCATAACATTGATATTCATTCATATAAAAATATAAAAGATTTAGAGAAAATTAGTGTTAATTCTTCAGTTATTGATAATATTAAAAATTATTTAGAAAATTATGATGACAAATTATATCTATTCTTAGGTAAAGATAGTCATAAAATTAAGAAAAAAGCTGAACAATCTGCTTGTTTTAATGCTTTAAATTTATTAAACTCGGTTATATAATATTAAAGTTTTTATATTATAATTTTATATAAATGGATATTCGTGAAAAATTAAAACAAAGAAATAATCCTAAAAAACCTCTTAAAGTTCAGTTAAAATTAAAACCTAGGATAAAAAAAACTATAGTATCTTCTTATTCTACTAATACTGACGCTGCTAGTGCAGTTGCTCCTACAGTAGCAATTGATACATCTATATCTGAATCTTCATCTAATGATATTGATAATGAAGAAGAGACTATCCAAAAAATATCTGGACCTGCTATTGTTGATAAAACTGATTCAAATTTCGATATCGTATCATTTAAATTAAATATGAAAATGGCAAAAAATCCCAAATTATCCGTTTTAGGTCAAACTCGTTCTGATAATACTCTACCACAAAAAACTATTAAAAATAATATTGAGTTTGATGATGATCAGGATGATTCAAATACTTTAGATGTAAAATCTTCAGTCTCTGATGTTAAAGGTAAAGAAGAAACACCCGCATTAAAAACACAAACTTTAATAAATCCTATTACTATTAAACCTAAAACTAAAAGAAAAATTAGAGTAAAAAAATCTATAAATCCAATGAAATTAACTATTCCTGCTAGTATGATTAAAATTGGCGAACAAACTATACAACAAAGATTGCCTCCTAAACCCGAGAGTTATGTTAATATTAAAAAAAATGCCTATTATTTAAATAATAGAAAAATATTTACTAATTTTATTAATTCATTGCTCCAAAATTATAAAAAAATGTCTGATCAAGATTTTACTAATAAAGATGGATCTTATTCTTTATTTTTACATCAACAAATTATTCGAGACTATATTAATATTTATTCCCCTTATAGAGGATTATTATTATATCACGGTTTAGGAGCAGGAAAAACTTGTGGTTCTATTGGTATTGCTGAAGGACTTAAACATTCTAATAAAAAAATATTTGTTCTTACTCCTGCATCATTACAAAGAAATTTCTTTGAAGAATTAAAAAAATGTGGAGATCCTTTATATAAAACTAATCAATATTGGGAATTTATAAATACTCAAAATAATCCTCATTTAGAACAAGCTTTATCTGAAACTCTATCTTTAAAATTAGAATATATTAGAAAACAAGGAGGAGCTTGGATGGTTCATTCCAATAGAAAAAGTAATTATACTAATTTAAGTAGTGAACAAAAAAAATCTTTAGATAAACAAATTAATTTAATGATTATTAGTAAATATCAATTTGCTAATTATAATGGATTAAGAGCATCGCATATAAAAAAACTTGAAGATGATGCATTAAAAAAATCTAAGTTTGGTAGAAAAAATCCATTTGATCATAAAGTTGTTATTATAGATGAAGCTCATAATTTTGTTAGTTTAATTGTTAATAAACTTAAATATAAAACTAGTTTATCAAAAACATTATATGAATATTTAATGGATGCAATAGATTGTCGTATTGTATTTTTAACAGGAACTCCTATTATTAATTATCCTAATGAGATCGCTATCTTATTTAATATGTTGAGAGGTTACATTAAAACTTTTAAATTTCAATTAGAAACTTCTGGAAAAAGTAAAATAAATACTAAAGTAATTATTAATACATTAAGAAAAACCAGTGCTGATTATATTGATTATAAACCAAGCACTAAAATATTAACTATTACTAGAAATCCTTTTGGATTCATATCTAGATATACAAAAACTACTAAAATTTATAAAGGGACTGCGCAAAGCGTTAAAAATGATAATTTATATAGTGATCAAGACTTTATAAAAAATATTTCTGAAACATTAAAAAAAAGAAAAGAACCTATTTATGCAAAATATGTTTCTACTCATAAATTTAAAGCATTACCTGATTCTTTTAAAGATTTTAATTCTATGTTTATTAATTCTTCAGATGGAACTATGATTAATAAAGACTTATTTAAAAAAAGAATATTAGGATTAACTTCATATTTTAGAAGCGCTAAAGAAAGTTTATTACCTAAATTTGATCAATATAAAGATATAGTAGTAGAAAGAGTTGTTATGAGTAATCATCAATTAGGGATTTATGAAGTTGCTCGAGCTGCTGAAAGAAAAGAAGAAACTAGAAATGCTCTTAAAAGAAAAGGTAATTCTGAAAATATTTATGAAGATACTACATCTACTTATAGAATTTTTAGTAGAGCATTTTGTAATTTTGTTTTTCCTAATGAAATACCTCGACCTATGCCTAGTAATAAAGCTCTTAAAGAATCTATTTCTCAAGATAAAAACTTAGATGAAGATGCTGTTGATAATGCTAATGCTAAGCAAAGATTAAATAATATGGATGGAAGGTTTACTGCAGAAGAAGTAGAAAAGATACAAGATGAAGTTGTTAGTTGTGATTATGAAACTAGAATAAAAAATGCATTAAAAGCATTGCAAGAAGATAGTGATAAATATTTATCTCCAGAAGGATTAAATACTTATAGTCCAAAATTTAAAAAAATTCTAGAAAATATTCAAAATGTTGAAAATATTGGATTACACTTAATATATTCACAGTTTAGAACATTAGAAGGTATTGGCATTTTTAAATTAGTTTTATTACAAAATGGATATTCTGAATTTAAAATAACTAAGAATTCTGTAGGTTTATGGCAAATTGATATGACAGATGAAGAATTAGCTAAACCATCTTTTGTTTTATATACTGGAACTGAAGATGCTGATCAAAAAGAAATATTAAGAAATATTTATAATGGCGATTGGGATACTATACCAAACTCTATCAGAGAAAGATTACAAAAAGATCATCAAAATAATAATTTTGGAGAAGTTATAAAAATATTTATGATTACTAGTAGTGGTGCTGAAGGTATTACTCTTAAAAATACTAGATTTGTTCATATAATGGAACCTTATTGGCATCCGGTTAGAACTGAACAAGTAATTGGAAGAGCTAAACGTATAAATAGTCATATTAATTTAAATCCTGATTATAGAACAGTTAAAGTTTTTAAATATTTAATGGTATTTTCAAATATTCAATTATATGGAGATCCTAATGCTACTAACGAAGAAGATAAAAAACCAAAAGTATCAACTACATTAATTAATAAAGATGTTAGTAAAATCGATAAAAATACTCCAATTACAACTGATGAAGCTTTATTTGAAATATCTAATATTAAAGAAAAAACAATAAAAGATATTCTTTATGAAATTAAAAGTTCTGCTATTGATTGTTCTATACATTCATCTGAAAAAGAAAATATTGCCTGTTTTTCATATACATCAGCTAAGCCTGATGAATTTTTATATAAACCTAATATTACTAATGAACAAAAAGATGAAATGTCAAAGGTTAATAAAAAACGTGTCGAATGGGAAGGTTTTAAATTTTCTCATGATGGAATCGATTATATATTTAAACCTGATAGACCTAATGCCAAAACTGGAGAATTATATGATGCTGAAAGTTATGAAAGAGCTAAAAATTCTGATTCAAATCCAATACTAGTTGGAAGATTATTACAAGATCCTAATAATCCTAAAAATCTTATTATCGATAAAGATATCGTATAAATGTTATTAATTTATTTTTACATATTTAATTATAAATTAATAGTTACTGTTTTCTTTTTAATGTTTTTATTAGTATGTTTACTACAAGAACATTTCTTTTTATTATTACAACAATAGTCTGCTTTTTTAGGACTTTCCTTTCCATCTAGCCTGACAACTAAAGGCATATTATTTGGTATAACAGATGGTAATTTACTATCTCTGAATAATCTTACTGAAGTTCTTACGAACATAATTAATATATAATATATTAATAATTTTTTTATTTTTTATTTTTTTTAAAACTTTTTTACCTTTTAAAAAAAATTTGGGAGAGATAAATTTTAATTATTTATGTTTTTTATTCTATAAATGTATATTATAATGAGTTTATACATATCTAATAATGGATTAAATGATAATACTGCCGATGGTTCAATAGTAAAACCATTCAAAACATTAGATTATTTAGATAGATTATTAAAAATAAAATCACTAGCAATAAAATTATCAAAAAAATAAATATCTTGTGTTAAATATACTTAAAAATAATGTAGAATAATTATATATTCATTGTGATGGGGGGCGGAATATTACCATATACTATTCACGATGGACAAATATTGTTTTTGTTGTCTCGTGAATCTATAGATTATAAATGGAAAGAAAGCGGGCTTTGGAGTGATTTTGGAGGTAAAAAAGAAAAAAATGAAACATATAAACAAGCCGCTATAAGAGAAGGATTTGAAGAATCTAATGGTATTTTAGGAAATATTAATGATCTTGAAACCTTAGTAAATAATAATTCTCCATTCCATATAACTAAGAATAAACATAGGGTTTATGTTGTTTATATTAAATATGATAAACAACTACCTAGAAAATTTAGAAATAACTATCTTAAAATAAGAAATTATAATCCTGATGAATTTAAAAATAATAGACATTTATATGAAAAAGATATGATTAAATGGATGAATATTCAAGATATACATTCTAATATGAAAATGTTCAGATACTATTACAAATATGTTATTAAAAATATTATACATAAAATTAATGGATTTAAAATCAAAGATTTAATATATAATTAAAATTTATCTCTCCCAAATTTTTTTTAAAAGGTAAAAAAGTTTTAAAAAAAATAAAAAATAAAAAAATTATTTCGACGTTAAATATATTATTTTAATAATTGAAAATAGTATTAATACTACTGATATACATAAAAACATACTTTCTACAAACTTTTTGTTTACATTAATCCCAATTAACTTAAATATTCCATATGGTCCCCACCAATCTTTGCCCAGATACTTTCTCTCTAACTTTATAAAAAAACACCCATTATCTTTAACATTTATTAAAAATGTAAACATTAACATTATAATTGTTATTAAATATACAATTATGCTATTTGTTTTCATATATATAATAAAATTTAATAATATAACACCATAATGCATTAAAAATATTAAAATAATTCTTATGTTTTTATCGAATGATATTTTATCTAAAAAAGCTTCGGTATATTTAATTTTTTGATTATATGATAAATTCATTTATAAATCTATCATATTTTATTTTGATACTACAAACTTTTCTATAAAATCTAATATTTTTATTTGATTATCCTTTATTTCGTTTAATAAAGTTATTATATTATTTTCATCATTTATTACATCTTTATCTTGTTTTTTCTTTAGTTTATTGAGTAAATTAACTACATCATCATTATTTTCTTTTTCCGTTATTTCAAAACGAACTCTTCTTTCTTTTTTTTCTTCATTATCTTTTTTATCATCTAATATTTTTAATTTTGGAGTTTCTCTAGTTTCAGTAGATTTTAACCAATTATCATTTCCATTATATTGATTTGTTATTTTTTGTAATTCTTTCTCTCTATCTTCTAATGTTTGATTCATAATATTATCTATGTTAGATATAGGCTCATCTAATATTGTATCGCTAAAATCTATACTCTTGGGTTTATTTGGATTTAATAATTTATTATAACTATTTTTATAATTATCGAAAGTAGATTCATTTATAGTTTCCTTTTTTTTTAATACCATTGGTTTGTTTTCATTATAATATCTAATACAAGTAGATAAAAGAATTTTATTTTGATTCTGTAAGTTGCCTATACTATATCTATCATTATAGATTCTTTCTAATTGAGAATTAAAGTATCTCATAAAGTTAGTATCTTTCGTTATATTAGGATATTCTGCATTCAATAATCCAAACAAAATATTAACATTTACTGTAGATTTTATACTCATTATACATAATTAATTAATTTATATTTAATTATATATCATTAAAATATGTTTTTCTCAATTTTTTCATATATTTGTCCGAAATTCTTTTATTAAAATGAGATATTGATTTTCCTTTTACTAATTGAATTATAAAATATAAAGAATACATACCACATTCACTATCGCTATATTGATGTCTTTTTTTTAAAGTTATTTTTTTAATATTAATATTTAGTTTTTTTCCTTGCGTTTGAACTTTTTTTACAAATTTATTTATTTGCGCTGGTATTCTATCTCCATAACTATCAAAATAATAAACTTCATTTTTCTTTAAATCAATATATAATGCAACCCAATGAGATCCAGGTTGATTATGTTTATCTAAATTAAAAATAATACCTATTTTCTTTTTTCCTCTATTTAACGTATCTTCTAAATTAAATTCACATAATTCCTCCCATACACATTCATTATACATTATATGAGTATCATAATCTATCGGAGATGGACCTATAAATTCAAATTCATCGTCTATATTTTCCCATCTTTTCATAACTTCAATTATTTCTAAACTAGATAACCATTCAGTTGGATTTTTTTTCCAGCTTTTTGGAGTTTTTGCGGCAAAATTTATTAAATATTCTTTTTCTTTTAAATGTTCATCTTCATATAACTCACTTAACCAACAAGATTCTCTATAACAAGTATTATTCATTTTAGATTTTAACTGTTTCCATATTTCTACATAATCTTTACTTGTTATTTTCATATCGGAATGTTTCATATTCCAAATGTTTTTTAGTCTATTTAAACTACCCTTTGTATAACAACTTATCTTCTCCTTTTTATTTTTTTTAGGAGAACATTTATCTTTAATAAACTTATTTTTTCTAGTTTTATTATTTTTTCTAGTTTTCTTACTTTTCTTAGTTGTCATCATATATAATAATTTTAGATTATTTGTTTTATTCATTTTTTATTTCTATAAATTTTTTGTTTGTTGTCTAGTATGATTATTAAACATATTATTGCCTAAGTTACAGTTATTAGGATTAAAGGGTTTAAATTTATCTACTCTATCTAAATGTCTGAAATTATGTCTTAAGTTATTATTATAATTTTCATTTTTATATAAATTAGAATTACTACTAGGAACATATTTATTTTGTGAACATTTTTGTAAAGGATGAAACATATTTTTTAATTGAGATTCTCTATCTACTTGATTAGAATATCCTACATAAGGACCACGAGATCCAGGATTAAAAATTTTATCTGTTTGATATGACGGATATAATATACTTCCAACATTACTTGGTTTTCTACAATCAGTTAAAGGCATTACTACATGTCTAGTTTGAGATGGTCTAGTTAAATATGAATTTTCTAAAGAACTAGATGGAATATTTCTTTTATATTTTCCATCACTTATAAAACTACGGGTATCTACATTATCACAATTTAGTTTATTACTCATATATTATAATATAATAAATTAAATTGATATTAAAATCATTTAAAAAAATATTACTAAATTAATTAATATGTGTGGAATATTTTCAATTATTAATAATGAAGAAGAAAAAGAAAGTATTAAAAATGCCTTTAATAAAGGAAAATCAAGAGGACCAGAATATTCTAAAATAGTTAATATAAATAACGTCACTCTAGGATTTCATAGATTAGCTATTAATGGATATGACAAAGAAAATCCAAAAATTATGGAAAATAGTAATCAACCATTTCATCTTAATAATTGTTGGTTAATTTGTAATGGAGAAATATATAATTGGGAAAAATTACAATCTTTTATTTCAAATGATAATACTCTTTGCAGAAGCGATTGTGATATTATACTACATTTATATGTAAGATTTGGTATTGAACAGACACTACAAATGATTGATGGAGTTTTTTCGTTTATTATGATTGATAATAGAGTTTCTGGACAAGAAAAAATTTTTGTAGCCAGAGATACTTATGGAGTAAGACCTTTATATTATAGTTATAACTCTGAACATCAATTTATGTTTGCCAGCGAAATGAAACAATTAATTGATATATGCGATGATAATGAAATATATCAATTTGAACCTGGAACATACGACGAATATATAAAAGACCCAAGAAATGATTATCACCGCTTTAAAAAAAATAAATCTTTCTCAATGCCTAATTCTTTTACAGATTATTCTATTGAAACTGAAAATGATGCATTAACTAGAATAAGAATATCTTTAATAAAGGCGGTTGAAAAAAGAGTTAATAATACGGATAGACCTATCTGTTGTCTATTATCAGGTGGTCTCGATAGTAGTCTTATAGCAGCATTAGTAAAGAGATGTTGTAAAAATGAATTACATACTTGGTCTATTGGATTAAAAGGGAGCGAAGATTTAAAATATGCACAAATAGTATCTGATCATATAGGTAGTGTTCATCATAGTTATGAACTAGAAGAATCTGAATTTTTAGAAGCAATAGATGATGTTATATATAATATAGAAAGTTATGATACTACTACAGTTAGAGCTAGTGTCGGTAATTGGTTGATATCTAAAAAAATTAAGGAAAATAGCGATGCTAAGGTAGTATTTAATGGAGATGGATCAGATGAATTAACGGGAGGATATCTATATTTCTATAAAGCTGAAAATAATATAGCCTTTGATAAAGAATGTAGAAGACTACTATCAGATATTCATTATTTCGATGTATTGCGATCAGATAGATCTATATCTAGTCACGGATTAGAAGCTAGGACACCATTTTTAGATAGAGGATTCATTCAAACTTATTTATCAATTCCATCTAATATAAGATTTCATGTTGAAAATAAAAAATGTGAAAAATACTTGTTAAGGAAAGCATTTGATGGATATAATTTGTTGCCTGATGAGGTATTATGGAGAACAAAAGAAGCATTTAGTGATGGAGTGAGTAAGCAAAACATTTCTTGGTATGAGATAATACAAGAATATGTAAGTAAATTTTATTTGAATGAATTAAACCAAATGAACAGTATAAATTATGAAAAATATAAAAACTATAACACCCCTACAACACTAGAACAGTTCTATTATAGAGAAATTTTTCAAAAATATTATCCAAATCAAGAAAGATCAATACCATATTTTTGGATGCCAAAATTTATCAATGCATCAGATGCTTCTGCTAGAACTCTTGATATTTATTCTAAATTAAATAATAAAAAAGATAATAATGAAGATAATAGTAATAAAAAAATGAATGAGCATATGTTTTCAGGATTTGCATTAGGTTGTTAAATAATATATATTTAATATATAAATGATTAAATATATACAAAATACATTTACTATTTTTTCATATCTTTGGTATATATTTTATGCTATTTCTTTAACTAATATATATCCAGATGGTAAGTTTTATTTGGATAATATAACCTACTTTTACTATTTATTTATTGGTTCGATATTATTAATATCATTTAATCCATTTTATAGATTTAAATATAATGAAATATATGGACAGATGGCTTTTTCAGCAGCATTACATTTAATTTTATCTCTAAATTTGATGGAAATATTTAATAGAGTAAATAATTTAGAAAAAAGACTAAAGAAAGATATTAATTTGTCTGAAAAGTTAAAAATTATTTTTAATTTAAAAAGTATCTAAAAATTTTTTTATTTCATTTAATATTTCTTTTTTATTATATTTTGGTTTCAATATATGTTCTACATATTTATTTGATTCATCTTCTAAAATATAATCAAGTATGTTATTATAAGATATATAAAGATCTTTAAAAATATATTTTAATTCTGATTTAAATAATTTATTTATCATATCTTCGTATGATAATTTCAATTTATATTTAAATAAATGTATATAATAAACATTTTTATGAATCATTTTATTATGTTGAGTATCATCTAAAAAACATATTTTATCATCTTTACTTAATTTACCGCATTTAACTAAATCTTTATAACTTTTATAATATCCACTTCTACATTTTTCAATAATCTTTCCATTTTCATCTTTCCAAGATAATATTGTTCTATCAAATAATTTATATTCTAACTTATGTTCTATATATCTTTTTATTGAATAAGTCCAACTTCTTCCTCCATTGTTATTTGTATAAATATAAACTTTAATTTTATTATCTTTTATTTTTTTCTCTTTTAAAAAATTAAAAATATTAAACATATCTGGTCTAAAATAATCTTTAAATAAATCTAATAATAATACAAATTCTGAAAATTTTAATTGTCTTTTTATTTCATTTTCTATGGAGTATTTAAAAACAGATAATTGTGTAAAATAACCTATTGTTTCATCTAGATCAAAAACTACTATTTTCTTGGTCATAATATACTATTATTAGAAATAATATATTATCATTTTTCTAAATAATCTAAAACTGATAAAATTAATCTTTCTTCTCTACTTATCCTTTGAAATACTACAATTTCATCAAAATTTATTTTAAATAAATTATTTCTGAAAGTTTTTAATAATAGTTGAACTCCGCGTTCTAAGATTTCTATATCTAGTAATATACCTCCTCTCTTTAATGTAATATTATCTAGATCTTTTAAATTAAACCATCTAAGAAAAAATCCATATTGTAAGTCATTCATTCCACTACAATATCTATAATCTTTTAATAATTTATGATATTTTTTTATTTCATTTTTTTCAGAAAATATTTCTTGAAGTATTTTATTTTTATGTTCTTTTATTTTTCTATTAGTTAAATTTATAATAGATGAATTAGTTTCATTTTCAAGAGCATCTAACAATTCATTTTCATTTATGCTCATTATATTAATAATATTATTATAATTTATACTTAAATAATTATTTATATATATAAATATAATGGGAATTTTAATTCAAGATGAAACTGTTAATCAAAACGGTATAAAAGTAAAAGATACTTATGGATCTTTTTCTGAAGGTATTAATGTTAAAAAGATTGTGAATGTTAGAGTTCAAGAAACAACACAAGTAGACTCTTCTAATAATAATGGATGGTCTATAAAAGAGCCCGTATTAAATTCTAATGGCAATAGAAGTTACAATGAAATTAAAGATTCAAGTGGTAATGTAATTGATAGAATATTAAATACTGAATCAAAATATTTTAAACATGTAGAAAAAGAAAGTTATAGGTTAAGTGGAAGATTTATAATATATGTATCTAAGGAGATAAGAGAACTTTCACATAGCAAAGTATACGTTGATCGCTATAGTTATCCTACTGATGCTAAAATAGAAAATAAACGATATAATTCATTAACTAGTTATAATGTTTCAGTAGAAAGTGAAAATACTAATGATATTTATAAAAAATTATATGATAAATTAAAAAGTATGAATTTATTTACAAATTATTCAGATGATCTATAAATAATTTAAATTTTATAATTTTATATTATAAAATTTAAAAATACGTTACGTAAATTTTTAAATAATATATTTTTAATATTTTTTCAAATCAATAATGATGTAAATATTTTTTTATAATATAATAAAATTTTCAAAAAAAGAGACATGCTACACTTTTCTTTAAGTTGGAAATGCCTCTATATAACATATTGATTTTTGAATTTAAAGAGCCAATTTTCTTTAAGTTAACTTTTGAAACAATTTTGAAGTTATTGTGTTTTTAACTTAAAGAAATCGCCTTTTTTTGCTTCTTTAAGTAGGGTTCCTGAGAATAAAAAACAATATAGCAATTTTTGAACTTAAAGAAAACCATCTCATTTTTTCAAAATAAAAAAATAAAATATATTAAAAAATTACATTTTTGTTATCATAAATGATAATAAAATATAGTATTAGTTGTTTAAAAGTGAAAAATATTTACTGAAAAAAAGGAACTAGTTTCGTCAAAAAAAAAAAAAATTTGATGAAAAAAAAATCGATATTCACATTTCAAAATTGTGCAAGTTGTATATATACGCCAAGGATTCTAACTTTTTTTTGCGAAACTAAAAATTTGATTTTCTATTTTCATTATTTTCTGCTACATTTATCGTGTTAAAAATAAAAAACGTGAAAAAAAAGTTTCAAAAAAAAAAATATAAATTTGCGAAAAAAACTTAAAAATAATCTGCACAATTATATATATGTCAACAAAATGTCAACAAACTGTCAACAAAACTCAAAAACGGCTCCAAAATCCGAAAAAAAGTGCCGTTTTTTTTTGCGAAATATGTGACTATAATACATCACATAAATCTCATTACACTAAACATTTGACTTCAAAGAAACATGTCAACAAAATGTCAACAAAATCCCGAAAAACGGCTCCAAAAAAGTGCCGAAAAGTGCCGTTTTTTTTTGAATGTGACTACTGTTTAAAGAAGTATAAAAGCAGACAAGGTTTATGGGCGCATAAAAAAAAATGCAAAAATATTACCTCAGTCACAGAACTAAAAAATGAAAATATTAATGAAAATGAAAACAATGAAATACTAGATATTGTTTTAAAAAACAATGAAAATAACAATGAAATACTAGAGTCTAGTAATAAAATACTAGAGACTAGTAATAAAATACTAGAATCTAATGAAACTGATGAATTTGTAACATTAAAGAAAGATGAATATTTACAGATGTTAGAACAAGCCGCAGAAGCTAAAGGCAAGGCTAAAGGATATAAAGAAGTAATTGATATGGTTAAAAACGGAAGTTTAGGAAATAATACAAATAATATAGGAACTCAAAATAATATAACACTTAATGTCTTTTTAAATGAACATTGTAAAGATGCACTTAATTTAGAAGATTTTATGAAAAATATCCATTTTAAGTTAAAAGATATATTAAATGAAGGCAATTATATTGATAATTGCGTTTCTGTTAAGTTATTAAATGATTTAAATGAAATACCCGTTACCAAAAGGCCTATACATTGCACTGATCAAAGAAGAAAGAATTTTATGGTTAAAGATAAAGAAGAAGGATGGATTAAAGAGAAAGCTACAGAAGGTAGTAAAATACAAAAAGAAATAGATAAACTTTACGACAAAGCTTATCTAGAATTTTATCATGCATATGATGAAAAACACCCCTTTCCCCATAACCCTATAGAAGAAGACCTAAAACAACAAACTAGTCACAATATAATACAAAAGAAAGATAAACATAAGATAGTTGGAACTGTTGCTAGAAGCGTGGATATAAAAGAGGCAATGGAAAAAATTTCTAAAAAGAAATAAATATTTTTAATAAAATATTAATTATATTTATTTAAAATGAACTAAATCCCCCAAATTCATTAGCGGCCATTGGTTCTTGTAACATTGGTGCTGAAGCATTAACCAATCCTCCAAATCCATTATCATTATACATACTATTACCAGCTCCATTTTCCATCATAACTTGATCATTATGATTTTGTGTTAGATTTGGTTGTTGTTGATTTAAGTGATCTGCTCTACTAGCTTGATGAGTAGGGATAGGTTGTCTTAATCCAGATATTGGCTGTGATACTTTAACTACAGATTTATCTGCCTTCTTTTCCTGAACTTCTTCATCACCATTCCACATTTTTTCTAAACGTTTAGTTAATTCAAGTAATTTATCTTGGATTTTAGAAGTAGTTAATGCAACCAATAATATAACATTTACGAAATTTATTTCATCATAGCATTTTTTACTATATGTTGGTATAAATGTGATAAGTCTATTTATCATATATACACTTAAAAATAAAAGCATTATATGAAGTAATGATTCGCCTAATAATTGAAAGTGTGATTTAGAACTATCTAGTTCAGGCATAACAGATTCTATAAAATGAATAGCTAAAGTTAAAGGAACAACTAGTAACATAGCATATTGCGCGCTATTAAGTAATTCATTTTTAGTGTCATTGTCAAATTTTAACATATGTTGTGCGAATGAATTTCCAGTGCTGGTAACTTCATTTTCAATTTCTTCCATATGATTTATAATTAGAAATTAATTATGTAACTATTATTCCTAAATTACTAAATAAATAACTTAAAAATTAAGTTATAATATATTAATTAATGAAGTGTGAATATCAATATTTAAATTTAATACATGATGTATTATCTAACGGAATAAAAGAAACTAGAAGAAATGGAAAAGTATTAACTAAAATAGGAGCAATGATGAAATTTTCGTTAAAAGATGATAAATTACCTCTGATTACAACAAAGAAACTAGCTTGGAGATCTTGTCTTCATGAATTAATTTGGTTTAAGAATGGTGAAGTAACTACTGATAATTTAGTAAAAAGAAATGTTAAAATTTGGGACGGTAATTCAAGTAGAGAATTTTTAGATTCTAGAAATTTAAATAATTATAGAGAAGGAGAACTAGGTCCGGTATATGGTTATCAATGGAGAAATTGGAACAAAGATTATATAAATATAAATAATACAATGTTTGATATTGCGAATGATAATAGAGGAATAGATCAACTACAAAATATAATTGATAGTTTAAATGATACAAATAAAAGATATTCTAGACGTTTGATTATGAGTGCTTGGAACCCTGAACAATTAGACATAATGGCATTACCCCCTTGTCATGTATTATGTCAGTTTCATGTAACAAATAAAAGAGAATTATCTTGTTCTTTATATCAGAGAAGCGGTGATGTTGGATTGGGGATTCCATTTAACATAGCTTCATATTCTTTTCTTACGCATATTATAGCAAAACATTGTGGATTAAAAGCTAAAGAATTTATACACTTTATTGGAAATGCACATATATATGATGGTCATATAGATGCATTAGAAACTCAATCATTAAGAGTGCCATTAGATCCTCCTACTATAAGTGTAAATAAACGAGATAATATAAATGATTATGAATTTACAGATATAATAGTAGATGATTATGAATACCATCCTCCAATAAAAATGGAAATGAGAGTTTAAAATAAAATAAATAAATATTTTTATTAATTATAATGAGTTCTTTAGAAGAAACAGATAAAAAAAATGTAAATTTAGATGAAATATCGATATTAAAAGAACATATAAAAATAGTTTTAACTTATGTTAGTAATTTAGAAAATAGATTTGAAGATATGGATAAAACTCATAATAAATTTGGTGAGAATTTATCATTAATAACAAATAAAATGCTAAAAAAAATTAATGGGGATAATAAATCATTATTAGAAATAATGAATAAAGAGAATAAATCGGTTAGAGATGATATGAAAAATTTATTACTGTATTTAAGACATATAGAAAATAATAATAATTCTAATAAAAATATGAAAAGTATAGAAATAAAAATAAAAGAATTAAATGAAAATAATGATTTTGTTATAAAGGCTGTAGAAAACAATAGAAATTATGTAGATTCATTAACCAAAAATTTAAAAAAGGTAGCAGATTTTATTAAAGAAAGTGCATCAGTAAAATTATATGATAAATTATCAAAAGAATTAGAGGTGGTGAGATATGAATATTCATCTTTAAATACATATGATATTTCTGAAAATAAAACAGATAGTAAATTATCGCTAGACGATCAATATAGATTTAATAGATTTTATGATGACTTAAGACAATTAAAAAGAAATCATTTTGAAATACTTGAATCATTAAAAGAAAATAACAAATGTAATGGAAATATTATATTGGAATTTGAAAATATAAAAAAAAATTTACAAGAAAAAGATGAAAAAATAAATTCATTAATGCGCAACACTTATGTATTAAACGACAAATTTAATTTTTTAGAAAATAATTTTAAAACTATTCTTAATTATGTGCGAAATTTAGAACATAAAGTAGAATTGTTATCTTTACAAAAAGTAAAAGATGAGGTTAGTAATGAGATAACTAGTGAAATGAATAAACATAAAAATGATAATAAAAATGATAAAAATACAACTGAGTTAAATAATGGAAATATTAGTTTAAGTATAGAAGAAATATAAATTGATATTAAATATTAATTTATATTTTAATATAGAAATATGAAGATTGTAATTAACTCCCCTTTAAAAGTAAGAAAGATCACACAAATTTTCCATTATCTTAAGGATTTAAGCACAGAAGTAAATATTAATTGTTCTCAAGATGGACTTTATGCACAAGGAATGGATTCTGCACATGTAAGTTTATTTGAAATTAAACTACAAGAGAGTTGGTTTGATTCATTTGAGTGCAAAGAAGACGATAGTATAGGTATAAATTGTGAATTATTTTATAAAGTAATTAGTTGTATAGATGATAATCAATCGATAGAATTAACTAAAGATCGTAAATCAGATTTCTTTAATATTAAATTGTTTGGAAGAGGATTTGAAAAAGATTTTAAGTTGAATACAGTAGAAATGGATGAAGATATACTATCGGTTCCCGAAGTAGAATATAGCGCAGATATTAAGATAAATTCAAAGGAATTTTCAGATTTGATTAGCCAATTAATGATATTTGGCTCGGATGTGCATTTTAGATGTGGAGATTCTATTGAAATGGAAACATCTGGAGAAGATCTAGGAACTATGAAAATTAATATAAACGAAGAAGATATTTTAGAATATTGTCTAGAAGAGAATGCTAATTTGGAAATGCAATATAAGCTAAGTTATCTAAATAGATTTACTCATTTCGCATCTGTAAATCCAGAATTAAATATTCACATAAGTGAAAATACACCAATGATGGTAAGATATGATCTTGATTTGGATGATGGTGAAGAAGATGAAGATAAGACTATTGTAAATTTTATTCGATTCTTTTTAGCACCAATGATTGAAGATTCTTAACTTGTCTTTTACCTTGATAAGCGATTTTAAGATTGGCAAAATTAATAAGCTTTTTAATAAAAACAACTAGATTTAATTTATCTAGTTTTTTTATTTCATCTAATACTTGTTTAGGAGATAATATTAGTGTATCCTCAATATTAAATAATTGATTTAAATATTGTTCACCATAAAAAGTAGATAAAAATTGATTATTTTTACATGTTTCATAATATTCAGTTAAATATCTTTTTTTAACATAATTCATATAATCGTTTGAGAATTTACCGTTAGATAGATTTTTTAATACAGATATTGTAGTTAAAATAACTAATTCAATATCTTTATTTTTACAAGATAATTCAATAATAAAGTAAGTGCCATATAAAGTAGTATAACTTTCTATATTAATTCCATAAATTAATTTTAATTTTTCTCTTAATTCATCAAATAAAATAGAAGTGACACTACTATTAATAAAGTTTTTAAAGAAATCAATATAATATACATCTTTATCTTTGTAGTATATTGGAGAATGAAATGCTAGGAATATACTAGTATTATCGATTAATTTATTTTTATGAAATCCAACTTCAAGACCCATTTTAAAAATATTTTGATAATATGGTCTAATTTTAGTTCTTTTA